TGTGGACACAAATGTTGATAGTATTTTAGTTGATACAGCTACTACAATACCAAATCAGATTACAGCATTGAAAGATTTTGATCCTGCAAGTGATACGGTAGCAAGAGTTACACTAGTTGACACTACTACTACAAATACTGATATGAAAGGTACTGATGGAGCTAATACAGCAGTTCCAGATGTTGCAGGAACAGCAGCCACACTCCATGGAATAACTGATGGAAAGGTTGATGTGGTTGATGCAAACGTAGATTCTATACTAACTGACACGGATACTACTATACCAGCTCTTATTAGTGCATTACAAGATATATCTGCTGCTGATGTTAAAGCACAGATTATTGCAGCTTTAACAGTAGATACTTATGTAGAACCAGGTAAAGAAGCACCGGTTGCAACAAATACAATTGCTGTAAAATTAGGTTACTTATTCAAGGCATGGAGAAATAAGGTAGATAGTGATGGTACTTTAGAACAGTTATATAATGATGCTGGTACTATTGTTGATCAACAGGCTACAGTTTCTGATGATACTACAACAGCTACTAGATAGGAATGGACAATTGGCAGTTGATACAAGATCTAAGAGATTTAGTCTACTAAACTTAAATATACCTTGGGCTACTAATCTCCCTGTTCCCTCTGGTTCTTGGGATCAAGGAGATAGGCAACAACTTCTCCATGGTTACTCTGGTATATTGTGGGCAGAACTAGTAGATGGCTTCCGTGAACTATTTAGAAGTAATTCAAGAGTTACACTTTCTTTAAGTAATGATTCAAATGTAACAACACTTTTATCTAATAATTCAAATGTAACAACACTTTTATCTAATAATTCTAGGGTTGAATAATAGGAGGCAGGAATGTCAACAGTAGTACAGAAAATATATGTAGGTCAGACTGCTTTAACATTAGAATTTGATACTTCTATTGATTTATCAACAGCGACAGGAGCAGTAATAAAATATATAAAGTCAGATAAAACTACTACAGGAGAGTGGGCAGGTGTAATATCCTCTCCAGCTTCAGACGGGTTAATTACATATGATATTGCTTCTGCTAGTGACTTAAATGTATCTGGTAGTTGGAAGATGTGGGTGTATGTTACTTTTTCAGGTGGTACAGTAGCACCAGGTAGTGTAGCAAATGTAAAAGTTTATGAACAAGGAACATGATAGGAGTGAGATATGCCAAATATTTATACAGTAGATACGGATATTAAAGTAATAGCTACTACAGTGGAAAAAGCTGCAATAGCTTACACACTAGATAGATCTTTAGAGTCAACATCAATAACTAAAGAAACAGATACAGCTAATGTTATAGTAGCGGATGAAACATTTGCATTTACTGCAACAGCCGATCCTAGTGCTGCCATTGGAGACGCTTTGGCATACCCTGTAGCTGGTTCAGTAAAAGCAACCAGTGATCAGGTTTTTACAGCTATTCCAGGTTCAACCTATATCACTTTTGTAGAATGGAGAGATGCAGATGATGTTTTAATTTCAACAGATAATCCTGCAACTATTAACATTGATGAAGAAGGAAAAGTGATTAAAGCATTTTTTAGTGTTTAACTTAAGGAGGTCATAAGATGGCAAAGTTTGACTATGGCCCAATAACTCAGGCGGCACTAAGACTGATCAATAGCTTTGGGACTGACATTTATCTCATTCGTGATTCAAACACTACATGGGAAAAAAAGTATGACAGAACATTACTTCAAGAGTATTGGGAAAATACTACATCTGGTTTTATTAGTTATGATGAACCCGATATGGATTCTTATTTGGGTGATGGTGTTATTACTAAGTATAAAGTAGAAGAGATTGATGGTCATTTAATTAAACAAAGTGATAAGAAAATAGTAGCTACTGAAATACCAGCTCCTATGTTAGGAGATAAAATTCTAGTTGGTTCTACAGAGTATAAATATGTTAGTCATATTACAGTGGCACCAAATAATGTAATTATTTTGTACATTATTCAAGTGAGAATATAATGGCAAATAATAGTCAAAAGTTTATGTTAGATATAAGTAGTTTTGTAGATAAAACTAATACGAGTATGACAACAACTAAAAAAGATGTAGCTAGAGAAGTGTTCAGAAGGATAATTCAAAGAACTCCTATATGGAGACTAGATGATAATCCTGGAAGCACAAAAGGTAATTGGACTGCATCAAATGGACGACCTAGTTTTGGTGAGCTTAAAAGAATGGACCCATCTGGGGAAATTACTATAGCTGCCATGGCAAGTGTTATAGGGAGAGTAGTACCAGATAAATCTGTATTTTTAAGTAATTCTTCACCTCATATATTTGTTTTAGAAGAGGGCAAATATCCAATAGGTGGTCAAGGTTCATGGAATGCAACCACTGATACTTATGAGAAAAGAAGTACAGAAGGATGGTCTAATCAATTATTAGGGTTTGGACCTGCTGGTATGGTGAAAGTTACAGTTTCTGAATTTGAAGAAATAGTAAATCAAGTAGCAAGAAAGTTTAAAGTGAGGATGTCATGACAGAGTTTTCAGTAAAAGAAGCTTTAAACTATCAATTAGATAGGTTTTTAGAATCATATTCAATTGATGTGAAGGATGAAAATGTTCCTTACTCTCCTGAAATAGGACAGAATTATTTAGAGGTAAGTTTCATACCTGGTGACAAGTTCCAGCAGTGTTTTGGAGAACCTTCACTAAATAGGATAAATGGAATATACCAAATAGATATAAATGTGGAAGCAGGTAAAGGTGAAGGTGATCTCGTAGAAATAATGAGAGCTTTGGAACCTTACTTTAAACGGGGAACAAAAATAATATATGTCAATGATTTGAATGAGACAGTGAATGTAATAATTCAGAAGGCTTATGTTAGTAAAAAAGTTTTTGCAAACAGTCCTAGTAATTATTCAAAAATTCTAAACATTCAATGGCGATCAGATATAGCTAATTAAAATGGATATACCATATCTTTAAAGAATTGGTATTATGAAATAAAAAATTAAACAGTGCCCCCTACCCTATATGGAGGGGTAGAGAAGGAGATAAGTGATATGAGTGATGGGAGTAGCAGAAGATTAGTTTACAGTAAAGAGGTCACACCTGGGGTAGCACCAACAACAAATACTATGACAGAAATTCGAGTAGTACCAGGTTCAGGATTAACAAATGCACGTACTGCAATTACATCAAATGAAATAAGATCAGATAGGCAAGTAATTTTTAGTAAGCTTGGAAACAATGCTCCAGATATTACAATTCCTTATGAGTTAACATACAGTTCATATGATGAGTTTTTTGAAGGTGCTTTAGGTAATGCGTGGATTGGTGGTTTTACACAAGTAGAAAGTGTGGATGTGTCAACAGTAGGTGTTTTCACAAGAAGTGATGTAGGTGGAAGTTGGATAGATGATGGTTTTGATGTAGGTGCTTATGTAACTATTGAAGGTTTAGACGCTACAGCAGAAGATGGTGCATATGAGATAACTGCAAGAACAGCTACATTGCTTACAGTTCGAGATATACCGGCAGGAGCAGCAGCAGCAACATTTACAGAAGAAACAGGCGGAAGTATTACTTTTACGGTTGGTGCCTATGGAGTAGAGCTTACAGCAAGTGCAAGTGATACTATTGTAGTTGCATTAGCAGGATCTACAATAACTCTAGCAGGGGATAATACTTGGAATTATAATATAGAGGTTGGAGATAGGCTTTATTTTCAAGATTTTAGTGAAAGTGCAAATAATGGGTGGCATGAAGTTACTACAAGGACTGACACAGTACTTACTTTTGCAAATGATACTTTAGCTAATGAAACGGTTAATACTGTCGTGACAGTAACATATGCAACAGCTAGTGGACTTCTAATAGTAGGTAATGACTTAGCAACATTTCATATTGAAGAACAGTTTACTGATATTCCAACATATGTGTATTCAACAGGAAATAAAATAGATTCTCTTAATATGTCTATTCAGCCTGAAGCACTTGTTACTGGAGATATTGCATTTCAGGGAGTAACTTATAGTGATTATAGTGGATCTAGTATTGCAGCTAGTGTGGTAGATTCAAACATAAATACAGGATTTGATTCATTTACTGGTTTCTTGGAAATTGATTCAGTAGCAACATGTGTTGTATCAGGATTAGATTTCTCTCTAGCTAATGGCTTGAGTAGGGATTATGCCCTGTTAGTACAGGATGCTTGTAGAATTGGAGACGGTAGATCTGTAACTAATGGAACAATTAGTGGTTATTTCATAGATTCAACTGTAGCTGATTTATACGATGATGAAACTATATTTTCTGCTAAGGTAATGTTACAAGATATTGACGGGAATAGTTATATGTTTGGTTTTCCACGTGCTAAACTTAATAGTCATTCAGTAGATGTACCAGAGAATAGTATTACTTTTTCTGCTGGAATCGATTTTCTTGGTGGCGATACATTAGGTAGAACAAACTTTTACATGCATCGTACTCCATATATAGTATAAATATAATTTAGATTTAATTATTTAGTTACGTGCACGGTAACTAAATAATATATTCTTATGTGCAGTAGTAAGTTAATTTTTACTACTGCTTTTTATTCTGAGTGCAAAATAAAATAACCATTAAAATGTAAACAACTAGCGTAGCTAGAAAATATATAATTTTTATTATCACGTAAGGAGTGACTAATGGATTTAAGTAATCTATCAACAAAAGTAAAAGCAGAAGAGGGAATTTGGTTTGACATTGTAGATGTCAATGGTGATCCTCTTAGGGATGACAAAACAAAAGAGGTAGCTCAGTTTAAAGTAGCAGGTTCTAATTCAAAGATCTTTAAAGCTAAACAGAAAGCTTTTGCAGATGCCGACCAGAGAAAAAAGAAAGGTCTTAATGCGTCAGAGAAAATTGAATATGCAAAGAAAATTTATGTAGCTTGTGTTCTTGAATGGAAAAATATTGAATGGAAGGGTAAACCTATCGAATGTACGCCTGAAAATATTGGCATGATATTTGATGAGAGTGAACTTGTATTTAAACAGGTTGTAGAGCAGGTTGATGACACTGCCTCTTTTTTAGAGAGCTGACCGATTCCTTAGCTGAAGCGGTCGAAGTAACATTACGCTTAGATTATAAAGGCAAGGATGGAATATCAGAAAGACAAAAGCTTGATCAGGTTTGGTTAACATTAGGTTCTAAACCTGATGAGCTTGTAGATCCTGAAGTTCCCACTGCCGGAGAATTTCTATATACAATATTTTGGGAATTATTTGAAAGAGAACATGGCGTAACTTGGCAATCACTTTATCACTATCAGTTACTTTATGATATAGAGTTTACTGGTGAAGACATTGCAATACTTAGGGCATTAAGTTCTACAGCTATGGCATGGTTAAATAAGAAAGAAAAACCAGCTATATCAAAACAATCATCAGGTAATAAACCAAAAACTGGTCATGCCCCTAGAAGAGGGAGAGGATAGCAATATGTCAGATTTAGCAAAACTAACAGTAGAAGTAACAGATAAAGGCATAAGCATTACATCCAAAGAATTAGCTAAGTTAAAAACTGCTTGTGATAATGCTGTTAAATCTACAAATAAACTTAAAGATGCTACTGAGGAGAGTAAGGCTAGTTGGTTAGGTATGTCCTCTGCTTTTAAAGTTGTAGGGCGTGACCTTTCTAGATACATTACATTACCTTTATTAGCAATGGGAGCCGCTAGTTTTATTTGGTTCCGATTTTAATGGAGGTATGGCTATGATAGAATCTTTGATACCTGGAACAATAGGTAGAATTGATGAATTAGGGGATGCTGTACGGGAAACAGCAGTTAGATCTGGTAAAGGTTTTGATGATTTAACTGAAGGTATGTACCAGACAATTTCAGCATTTCAAGATGGTGAAGATACAATAGAACGATTTAATGCGGTAACAGATGCTGCCGTTGCTGGTGGGACTAGTGTAAAAAGTTCTTTAGACTTATTATCTGCCGTAACAAAAGGTTATGGCGATACTTCTTCTGAAGCAGTAGAAAAGGTATCAGACTTAGCATTTGAAACTATTAGATTAGGGCAGACAACATTTCCAGAATTAGCTTCTTCTATTCAGAAAGTAACAAGTTTGTCTTCCATATTAGGTGTTAGTCAAGAAGAGTTGTTTACAGTGTTTGCAACTTTAACAGGGGTTACAGGAGATGCTGCTGAGGTGTCAACTCAATTTTCTTCTGCATTAGCTTCATTACTTACTCCTTCTGCTGAAACGGCACAAATGTTAAACCAATTAGGGTTAGAATCAGGTAAGGCATTAATAGAAGAGAAAGGTTTAATTGGAGCTTTTAAAACTATTGCAAACACTGCTGATGCTTCCGGTATATCCTTATTTAAATTCACTAAAAGAAAAGAAGCCTTAAAAGCAGTTATAGCATTAACAACAGCACAAGAAGATGACTTCATTGACAAGTTAGGACAGATACAGAACTCAACCGGTGCAACAGTTAGGGCATTATCTGCTATAACAGACGGTACTAATAAATATGGATTCCAACTTCCGCAAGCTAAAGAAAGGCTTGCTAATTTAGGTGTAGAAGTATACAATGTGTTTATACCCACATTAACGAGGGTAATAACATTTATATCTAAGTTAGGTTCTAAATTTATGGAGCTTAGTCCAGTAGCACAAAATGTAAATATAGCTATATTAGGTTTAACAGCAGTTATTCCCCCTTTATTAATTGCATTTGGTGCTGTAATAAGAATGATTGCTTTATTTAAAGCTACAATGTTAGCAGCAGAAATTTCAATGTTACCCATAATAGGGGTATTTGCAGTAATTACAGCAGTTGTTATAGGATTAGGAATTGCTACTGGGAATACTGTTAGAGCATTACAAGAAAATTCAGCAGCTATGGCAGCTGCATATTCAGAACAACAAACATTTATTGCCTCACTAGACGATATTGTAAAAAGCCAAATAGAAGTAAATGATGAGCAAGAAATAAATACAGAATTAGCAGATAAATTGACTAAGAAATATCCTGAATTGATAGGGAAAGTAGACTTATACACTTTAGCATTATTGGATGCTAAGGTTGCATTGATAAACTTAAAAAGAGAAGAAAGGGCTGCTACCGGAAGGGATCTATTTTCATTTGATGTAGCTGCATTTGATGTTTTAGAAGACAAAGTAAAAAAAGCAGCAAAAGGGTTTGGTAATGCTAAAGAAGATATAGAAAGGTCTTTTATTATTGATGTCTGTAATATGGAAGCTAGTTTAGCTAGAAGAGATGAAATTGTTGCCGAAAGAAAAGAAAATTATCTTGCATTAATT